TTACTCATTCTCGGCCACGACCCAAGCCCTAAACGCCCCGCTTTCGTCTGTAATCCTGCACTCGATACGCGCTGCTCGCTCTGCGACATCGATCGCCTCCAGGGTTTTCGCCTGCGCGGCGTTGAACGCCACAGCCTCAGCCGCGCTGTCGGTCCGGTGGTTCAACCCCGTCGTACTGTCATGCCAGACGAAGGCGTCAAAACCCGCGAGATCATCATGCGCTGGATCCACCACCTCCCAGGTCTCTGCACCGCCCTCGCCAAACCGCACCCCGTTGATCACGCGCGCCGCGGCATGGTCCTCGCGCAATGCCGCGTAGCGACGCCAATCATGCTCCTGCGCGGCCTCCCACGTCTCATGCACCTGCCCATCGGCCGTGCGGAATACGTCCTCTTCAATATGATCGCCAAAATACATGATGGCCTCGGGGCGGGTGCGCAGATCATAGCACCACTGGAGCCAGCCCTCGGCGGTGTCATGGCCGGGTTCACCGCTTTGGGTCGCCTCAACCTCAAGCTGATCCATCATGCCGAGCATCAGCTGATAGCCTTGTGCGTAATCGAACTCGGTCACGCCGGCCTGCGCAAACACGCGTTCCAGCACAGCGTAGGCGCCGTCGCAGACGCCCATATCTTTGAAGAACTGTAGGGACGTTTTCATCCGATTGCTCCATATGCCCGATTTGACCCGCCAAGCCAGGTCACTGCATGCCCGTTTGTTTTAATAGCCTTGCCACCGGCGGCGCCGAGATTACCGCCTTTTTGAACGGTGAAGTCCGCCAGGGACTGCGTTCCAGAGCCACCTGCGGCGCCCCATCCACCCCCGCCGCCAGACGTCGGCGTGACTGGTGCTGTCGTGCCATCATTGGCATTCACGGAGACATACACCGCAAACCCATCGCCTTTGCCGGGCTGCCCCGGCCCGCCGCCCGGCGCTGCAAACACCGTATCGAACGTGGACCCATAAGGTGGGGTCGGTCGATAATCCGGTTGGCCGGCTGCCACATTTGCGGTTGCATCAATCCGCGTGGCACTGAGGATGAGTTCCCCAACACCGCCGCCCGTCCCCGGCAGAATACGTCCGCCGCCCTGACCCGATATGCCGCCAATCTTGAACGGTCCAGAATTGCCGCTTCCTCCACCCATCTCGTTTCCTCCTAAAGGCCGCCGCCCTCGACGGCTCCGGCACCGCCCGCGCCGCCGGCACCGCCATGGCTTGGAACGGTTGCTCCAGCCCAGTTGTTCGAATTTGTGGCCACTGATCCCGGCTGGCCGATTGCACCACCTGAACCAAAGGCGCCCATCACAAGGCTTGATGTATTGCCATAAGGCATGGCTCCGCCGCGGCCGCCACCAGCACCGCCGCCACCGGGGCTGTGCACAGCCGTGCTCAGGATCGCGATGGGCTGACCTGTTGCAGCCGCACCACCACCCCCGCCGCCGCCAATATACCCTGCGGCATTATCAATGATGATTGGGCCGGTCAGACCAATCGCCGGTCCGCCTGCTGTTGGCGCGACATAGCTGCTGCGGTCGGCAAGCTGATAGCCTCCATCGCCACCTTTCCCCATGATAAATCCACGATTGACCAGCGTCAGCCCGCCAGGGAAGGCCCCGCCCATGTCGAGGGCCGGGATCGTGGTGGTATCCGACCAGATGTAAATGCCCGCGGCCACCGTTACCTCGACCTTACTCGTGCCATCCCAGCCCTGCGCTTGCAGGTAGGTGTGCAGGTCCAACTCTTGCTGATGGCTGGTGATCGTGTGGGTGAACTGGGCAGATTTGCCGCGCAGGGTGCCGAGCCCGATAGCACCATTAACCACGCCCGCCAGCCCGCGCACTCCCGCGTCCCCAAGCGAGATCGTGGCGCCAGTGGCACGGCCGAGCTCGGTGTTCACCTGGCTAAGTGAGAGCGGTCCTGTCGATGGTAGCGCCATGGGTCACGGGCTCCCAAAGGCGGTGACATCGCCCAGAACGGTCAAATTTCCAGAACCATCGAGCGTCATCACGTCGGTACCATTGTAGCGGAAGGTCAGGCTTGATCCCGCCGCATGCGCGGTAAACGCACCCCAACGGGCGCCAACCTCAATGATCTCCTCACTGCCGTCGGCGCGTTTGAGGAACAGTTTGCCATCGCGGGTGTTGATTGCCAGCTCGCCCAGATCCAGCTGAGCCGGGGTTGGCACCTTCGTGGCGATTGCCGATCGTTTCATACGGATTGTGCTGGCCATGGGGCCTCCTGCGGTTCAGCCTCATGTGAGGGAAGGATCAAAGCGGATCAGAACGTGCCGCCATCAAGCGAGACGCCGGTGATGCTGCCACCGGTGATGGCGACTGCATTGGCCGCCTGCGTCGCAAGAGACCCGAGCCCCAGATTGGACCGCGCCGTGCTCTTATTGGGCAGATCTGAGAGGTTGGAACCCGCGGCCAGCTTGCCTGCAAGGCCGTTGGTGACGGTACTTGCGAAGTTGGGATCATCGCCCAAGGCAGCGGCCAACTCGTTCAAGGTGTTCAGCGCGCCGGGGGCTGCATCGATCAGAGCAGCAATCGCCGCCTGAACAAATGCGGTGCTCGCAATCTGGGTTGTATTGGTGCCACTTGATGCCGTGGGTGCGCTTGGCGCGCCGGTCAAGGCAGGCGAGTTAAGTCCGGCTTTGCTATCAATCGCCGCCTGCAGCCCAGTAATCTGCGAGATCGCATGGCTGTGGGACGCTGGCGCAAAGGTGGCGGGTTTGCCGGTTACACCTGCCCAAGGCACATTGTCTGCCGCCTCAGCCGCGTCGACCTTACCATCGTTGTCGCTGTCATAGGCGGATTTGAGCATGTCGCCCGCACCAAAGCCTGCCAATGCGGTTTGCACAAAGGCTGTCGTAGCCAACTGCGTGGTATTGGTCCCGCCGGTGGCTGTGGGCGCTGTGGGGGTGCCGGTCAGTGCCGGTGAAGTCAGGGGCGCTTTTGCGCTCAACGCCGACTGCAGCCCCGAGACATCGGCAATGCCGTGGCCGTGCCCATCAGCGGCTTTCCCATCAAGCGCAGCCTGCAGCCCGCTCACCTCCAAGATGGCATGCGCGTGTGTTGCCGCAGCTTTACCCGCAAGCCCCGCATCGAACTGCGACTTGCGTACAAGATCGGTGCTGGCACTCGCGTCCTGGCTCGACTTGGGCACCAGCGAGAAGGTCTTTGCGCCACTGATCGTCTGGCTGCCAACGCGGGCGACAAACCCACCCACGCCTGCCAGCGGCACGATGGCGGTCGCATTGCCGCTGCCATCATCGCCTTTGCCGATGTAGAGCGTGTCGTCGACCTCGTTGTGGGCCACTTCGCCGGATTTGAGCGCGGCGGGCGCGCCGGCATTGCCTGCCTGGCGGCGTTTGAACTGGATCGTATTGGCCATCAGAAGAAGCCTCCGTTGATTGGGGTGTTGGTGGGCAGGATGGTGATGCCGGGATCGCCCTGATCGCCTTTGTCACCGGGTGGACCAACCTTGCCCTCTGGGCCTGGCTGGCCACCAAGGCGGATGCGCAAGGGCCCAGTGACCACCCGGACCTTGATTGGTGCGGTGATTGTGATCGGTCCCGTTTGATGCGTAGCGGCACTCATGGGGCAAGCCCGCGCGTCACCGGCAGGATGACCGGGAGTTCCATCAAGAACCCCAGATGCAGATCAGGCGCGAGATCAGTTCGCACGAGGTCAAGCACAACACGTCCTGGCAAGAGATCAGCGGTTTGTTCCGCATGCAATGCCAGTTCCAGCACTGTGTCGCTGATCCGCATGATCCCTTGATCGGCGCTGGTGAGCGTGGCCAAGACCTCCGCTGCGTTTGGCCGTTCCCGGATCTGCCCCACATAACTTGCACCTTCGGCAAAGACCGGCGCCTCGGCCTCAATCTGTAGCCGCCATCCGTAACCGATCAGCACGGCCGGGCCCTCCGTCACAGTGGTAGTCGTCATGTTTTGCTCCAAAAGCCGGGATTGCGCTGGATTGCGACTTGGCAAACGCGAGGATAGAAAACCCTCGGAAATGCCGGGAGAATTCACATGGGACAATCCGATCAAGACCTCGATCACCTGAGCCAGTTGCTGCTTGCGCTGCCCACTCAGAACATGCCCATGACGCTAAGCGAACTGGACGGATATGTTACTGGCGTACTGGTCTGTCCGGACATGATTTCACCATCGGAATGGTTGCCTCATATCTGGGGAGAAACCGGCGACGCCGCGTTTCCCGACCAGCAGACGGCAAAAGAAACAATCGGTGCCGTCATGGCCCATTACAATTCCGTTGCCGAGGCGATCACACGCAGGCTCCGGGTTGAACCTATCTACGAGATTGACCCCAATAGTGACGAGACGATGTGGGAGCCCTGGATCGATGGCTTCACCCGCGCAATGGGCCTCAGACCGGATGCCTGGTCAAACCTTCTCGACACCGTTGATGAAGAAACCCAGGCCACGCTGATTTTCATGATGGCGCTGCAGGACATCTACACCGGAAATAGCAAATTCACAGAGGAGGAGATCAACGAGATCGACCTCGAAGCGCCTGATCTGATCCCGAATTGCGTGGTAACGATCCTCCACAAATCTCGCCCCGAACTCGCCGGACAGACTCCGGCCAACCTGCCGGGCCAGCCGTTTCAAGCAGGACCACGACCCGGCCGAAACGATCCATGTACCTGCGGGTCGGGCCGTAAATACAAGCAGTGTTGCGGCCGCAACTGAACGCGATAGATCAATTTCATGGCCGCCACCCGCACAGCCGCGCGCCGACCTCGTTATGCGCCACGATTTGCGCAAGCGTCAGGTCACTCAAAACATCATGACGCGACGGCCGAATAGGCTCTGCCCAGTCACAATCATCATGCACACTGCCGGGGTTAATCGCGCATCCAGCGGTCAGCCCTACGATCAAGATCAGCGCGGTCACTGTTTTGCACGTCATGGCGGATGTCCTTTGATGTTTGCATTGATCTGAGGCGCGCATCGGCACGGCGGATGGCAAAATTCGCCGCTGCCGCTTGGCGGCCCTGGCGGACGGCAACCCACAGGGCGACAATCACAGCCAAAGCGATGGCTCCGTAAAGAATAGCCCGCCTGCCAAAACCCGAGAGCAAAGCATGGGCAACTCCCATCATGGCGTGCGCCCTGTCCGGTGATCTTCAATGCGGGCGGAGCGCGCCTTCAGCGCATAAAGAATGGCACCGACAAACATCGCCATCCCGATCCAAGGCACGGCCATGGCCAGCCACTCCTCAAGACCGGCGAGCGCCAAGATCCGGGAGGCCGTATCCCGGGCCTGTTCGGCTTCACGCAATGCTGGTGCGATCTGAGAGGTGATGGAGCCTGCGGCCCCCAGAACCCCAAGCCCGATTTGCGCATTCGCCGCCGTCACGATGCGGCTATCCTCTGGTACGCCCGCTGCCCGTTCCGGCGCAACCGCTCGTCGCGATGCCACGGCTAAAGCCTCCTCCAGCGCCACATCAATGATGGGCACCAACGGCAGTGCAGCGTCATCGCGGAATGCCAGGATTGCAGCACGCGTGCGTGGCCCGATCACCCCGTCGATGGTGCCGACCTCGTGATACCCGAGTTCCTTCAAGCGGGTCTGCACGGCCTTCACGGATAGAGTTGAGGATGGCGCCACATTGCCGGTCCGCCGCACGCCTAAGAGTTTTGAGACCGGATAGCGTTTCACATTCACCGCATCAGACTGATTGCCGCCAAGACCCCAAACCCAGGCCCCCTCAATGCGGTCGATGAAGAACACATGCCCCTGCCAACTCGAGGAGCCTCGGGGTATGACCCCGATATCACCGGGCTGCGCATCTGCGATCTCGACCGGAACGCCCCAGTCAAGATAAGACCGCGCCGTCAGCTTGCGCGTCGAGCGAATGCCAGCCTTCTCCAGACAATGCCCCACGAAGGCGGCGCACCAGGCCACAGAATCGTGCTCCACCCAATCGTGGCCGACCGAAGCGTACATCTCCATGACGACGGGGTTATTTGCGGGGCCCGGGCCCTCGGTGGTGCCAATATACCCGCGGGCAATTTCAAAAGGTGTCATGATGCTCTCCCATGCAAATGGAAAGCGCCGCCCCGAGGGGCAGCGCTTGATGTTCGTGGTCGTATTCGTGGTTGTGTTCAGCAGCGCGCGGTGCGGCTATTTCTTGCGGCAAAGCCAGGCTGTCATCAGGGCCTCCGCCCCACGCGGCCCCAGATACGCCAGCATGGCCACAAGCCCCGTGCGCACCGGCTGGCCAAGATCAAAATGGCTTGCAACAGCCTCGCCAATGATGGCCATGCCGATGGCCACGGGGATTTCCCACAAGAGCTCCTTGCCAAAAAACCGCCGCCGGCCAAGTTTCACTTCGCCCGAGTGATACATCAACCGACCCGTAAAGGCGCCGATCAGCGTGGTCACCGCCCCGCCAAACAGGCTGTTCAGTGTTTCTAGAAAGCCCGGCTCGGTCATGGGCGCCTCCCGTGGTCGTTTTTATTTCGTGGTCTTGATCAGTATTCGCCGCCATCGAGCAGCGGCTCAAACGCGGCATCGGCCACATTGCGCAGCTTGAGCGTCGGCGGTGTTGTGCTGGTATCCAGCCACAACATGCCCGGCGCGGTGGCCGCAGGCTCCACCGCACCGCTGCTGGTGGAGCGTAATGCGGCGACAATCTGGTTGATCTGGGCACGCACAGCTGCCCCGTTGTCGTTGATGATCACAAAGCTAGGTGCTTGGGACACTAGGCCACCTCATCTGCTATCAGCCGCAATTCCGAGACGATCGGCGTAAAGGCCGGATCACTGGTTCTAAGCCAGGCCCGTGCCTCAACCGCGTGCGCCTCGATTTCACTGTTGTCGATCCGCCCCCAAGGTCCCCAGGCAGGGTTAGCATCCGCCGGATCGTCATCGGTTTCCCGGACCTCGAGTACCACATCGATGTCAGCACCCTCGGAGCCGTCAAAGTCGGCCCAAGCATCGATAGGCGTCATGCGGTCATCAATGTAATCCGACAGCGCCGAGGCTCCGACCAGGATATCAGAGCGCAGACGGACGCGTCTCAGCGCCCCGAAGTCGAGAAGGCTATCGAACTGGTAGAGCCCTTCAGTCGCCAGTACGACGGGTGAGCCTGCAGCATCTGTTCCGGTCTGCAGTTTTAACGTCCCGGCAGTCACGACCAGACCGGTTTTCAGGCCGGGGAAGCTTGGCTCCGCCGCCAGCGTATTCAGCTGGGCAAAGCTCAGGATCTGCACGCCCTTTGTGCTCACCGTGCTGACAGGACCAATCCGGCCCTCGCTGTCTTCCGCGCGCAGCAGATAGGTTCCAGGCTTAAGCGGCACGACCGCAATCGCCTCGCCGCCCGAGACGCGGTCCATCAGCGTGGAGTTGGCCCAGGTGGCGGTCCTTTCCTTGCTGTGACGGATAATGACATTGCCACCGACGCGGACATCCACATCAACCGAGCGCTGCCATTTCAGCACGGCAAGACCGCCTGCAGACTGGATCGTCAGCCCCGTCAGGGCTGCCGGTGGCGCCGTGAGCCCCACGATCTCCAAAGCCCCCTCGCGCCAGATCGACGAGACCCCCAGCACCGAGATGGCCTTGATCCGCACATCCCATTGGCCCGGCTGGATATCGCGCAACTCCATCACCGTGCCAGAGGTGCGGCCGCGATCCAGCCAGTCACCGCTATCCCGCCGCGTCTCCACCTGATAAGTATCGACAAACCCCGAGGCCGCGGGTTCCCATGCAATACGCGCCAGGACTTTCACCGCCGAGCCGTCCCGTGTGACGTAAAGCTCCTCTGTGATCTGCGGCGCACCTGGTGGCGCGATATCAAAGGCGGTGGGCAGCGTTGTGCGTGGGGCTGCTGCATAAATCTGCTCTTCCGAGGCGTCCCAGTCGTAGATCAGCGGAGACGTTTCCCGCAGGAGGAGTTCTGGTGCCAGACGCGGGCCCGGTCCGACTTGGCTTAGATCAAGCCGCACCGCCTCAACCTCAAAGGGCTTGCCCTCCGGCAGAGCCGCGCCGCCAAAGCCCCAGCGGGCGTAGTGCACGTAAGTGGTCTCGCCCGCCGCAACCCGCCAGGCCTTCAGCTTGCCTGCTACTTTCAGGCTCATCTGGCGCCGTGCGCGCTCCAGCTCAATCTTGGCCAGACGCTGCGCCATGGACGCCGAGATCGTGAACGGTAGCGAGATATCCCGCCAGACCCGCTCACCATTGTCCTCCAACCGGTAAGTCTCGCTGGCGTAGGCCGGGAAGTCATCGGGCTGCCAGCTGTTTTCAGGGCTCACAAACTGGCCCCGCACCGCGTTGAAGCTCAAAGCCCGGCTTTGCCGCGTCGTCAGGGTCATTCCGCCGTCGCGCACATCATCTGCCGTAATCGTGGTTTCTGGCACGCGGTATGCCCCCGCGCGCATCCGCCATTGGCCTGCCTGCCAGATACAGCGGCCTGACATGGCCGTGAGCATCGCCTCGATAATGGTCTTGGGCGTCTCCGCGAGCGAGACCACACCGTTACAGGTATAGCGCGCCTCCGTGCCACCTGTGGCCAGCGCCACAGTCTCATCGCAGATATTGGCGGCCTCGATCAGACTGTCGGTCTCGATCCCGTCTGCACCGCCAATGACAGCGCCGATCCCATAGGTCGCATGGGCCATATAGTCTGCCACGCAGAGCGCTGCATTGTCAGTATAGACCCGCGTGCCCGTCCGAGGATCGAGAATGTCGTCCTTGCCCTCCAGATCCACGGTGATGTTCGGAATGCCGCCCGGAAAGGCATCCGCATCATAGGTCAGTTTCAAATAGAGTGCCGCACAGCCCGCAAGGCGATGGGCATCCGTCCAATGCTCGGGCGCCGCCGCAATGAGCCCCGCAAAGGCGGTCTGGTCATCAGCACCGAGGCGCTTTTCCACAGCGACTTTGCCCGCCCAACGGCTCTGGGCCGCACCTGAGGCATCAATCGCCTCTTCGCCCTCAAAATAGATGGCACCGATCGATTTGATGCGGTGCGCCGCCAAGACGATCACCAGGTGCAGGTCTTTATCCTTCGCCCCCGTCGAATGCAGGAACACAATCACACCGCCCTTGCGCGTGCGGCCGTAGACCATTTCGCGCGGCATCACCGGCTCGCGCACCGTCACCGTACGGGCCTTCATTTCCATCTGGCCAAGGCTGGGCGTGGGCATCAAGGCTTGGGCAGCAGCTGATAAGAGCATCGAGGCCCCGAACTGGGCGGCAAAGCCAACCAGACCTGTGGCTGCAAAAGCCGCGGCCACACCGCCGGCCGCAATGGCAGCGCCCCCGAGGGCGACAGCACCTAAAACCACGGGTGGCATTGTTCACGTCCTCCAGGCGAGACGGCAGGTTGCAAGAGACAGGCGCACCAGACCCTCAGGCGCGACAAAGGCAGCCTTGGCGCCGATAACGACTCCAAAGGCTTCGGGCTCACCGCCAAGGATCAGATCGCCACGCTGTGCGAGCCGCACATAATCAAGCGGGTCGCCCAACAAGGCGCGTCCGCCTTCTTCAAGGCTTGTCCAGCCAAGGCGGCGCAACACCCGCCCGCAGCCGATCGGCGTGCGGTAGCGCCCGCGCCACAGGGCCGCATGATCCGGGCCATCTGTTAGATCGCGGTGGAGATCGAAGGCCCAAGTTGCGCAATCGTGCTGGCCCCAAGCAAAGGGGCGCGTGCTGGCCTGCTGGACCGCGTCCGCCAGGACCTGCTCCCAATGGGGCACGCGGGTAGTATCGCGTGGGGCAACAATTGGTCGCTCCATCAGCCGCGTCCCCAGGTGATTTCCTGATCCTGAATCGCCGTTACGTGTTCAAACCCCCGATCGCCCGGGAATAGGACTTGCTGGCTTTCATGGGTATAGCGCCAGTTGCGCGGCACGCTCAGATCAATGAGCCGGCTTTCATAGCTGATCGTGATGCGGCAGCTCTGCCCGTCCTCTTGCAGTTCCGGCACATCAAGACGGCCCGTAAAGGCCTGTACGGGATCAGCGATCACTCTGCGGTCCTCTGTGAGCAGCGCCAGCCAGATGCGCCCCGCCTGACCCTGGCGCGCCTCATCGATCGCAAGACCCACCAGATCGAGCGGCACGCCTGACAGCGACACTGTCGTCCCAGAGGCCACAACACCGGAGGTTTCTTCAAGCGCGCCGAGGCCAAGAAGAACGCCGACGCCGGTCCAGGTCTTGCCGTCCCAATCCATCGGACCCGGGCCTGTCCAGATCCGCACCATGCCCGACGGGAATTCTCCTTCAAAGAAGATCGCAGGCTGTAGCTCAGCACAATCGAGCGCTGTGGCCATGCCATTTGTGATATCCCGGCTCATAGCGCCTCGCGGGCTGACAGGGTGAAGCGGTGACGTGCCACGCGCTCAATGCGGGTTGGCACCGCACTCGTGGGGCGTAGCAGAACCTGCGGCCTGTTCACCTCCAAAGGTGTATTGGCGGGCAGCGCGCTGCGGATCGCCGGAAAGAGCGTCAGCGTGGCAAACCCGTTGATGTCTGCTGTGACATCAAAGGCGATCTGGTGCAGGCGCGTGTCGCGCGCGGTGCCAATCGACATAAAATCCCCTGAAGCCATAGCGGGCAGTCCCGGTGGCCAGCCTTGCGTTTGCACGACATTGCCGCCTGTGATGGGGGCCGCCAGAGTGACCGGTTGCGGGAGTATCTTTGGCTCAATGGAGGGATCAGCAAAAAGCAGCAGGCCCCGGCCGGAGCCAAGGGCTGTCAGCGCCGCAGAGACAGACCTTGCCAGCGGTCCGGATTGCGCGGCAAATTCGATATCATATTCCCACCATTCACCACCCCAGTCCTGCACCTCTGTCGACCCGGTGAAGGGCGACTGCGTCTGGCTTGTCGCGGTCACGAGCCGTCTTTCGATCCCGGCCACCCAGGTGCGCGGCAGTTCCACAATCACGCTCATGCCATCCGTCCCCGCCGCATGGCATTGCCAACGGCGGCCACCGCAATGCGCTCAAACTCGGGCTGGGCGCCGCGCATCACAGCAGCGATCTGCTCGGCCACGCCCATTTGCGCGCCGCGCGCATCCACATTGAGATTTATGGCCACCGGGGTAGCACCACCTCCGCCGCGAGCGACCTCTGCGCGTGACAACACCCGTTCACCGCGCTGCAGGATGGTGGGCACCTCATCTGGACGGAGCCCCGCCCAACCGCCTGCGTGCATGCGCGGCGCACCCGCAAAAACCGCTGCGGGCACAGACCGCGTATGGCCAGAGATCCCAACCATGCCACCGGCATGCGAGACAGCAGCTGCAACAGAGCCGCCACCGCCAAAAGCGCCTGAGAGCGCGTTGGCAATGGGTCCCAGCACCGCATTCTTGAATGCCAAGACGGCCAAATCTGCCAGAATTGAGCGTACCAGCCCCTTGAAGTCGAGCTTGCCGGTTTCCACAAAACTGCGGAAGGCACTTTCGGCGCCAGAAAAGGCGCTGGATAAGGTTTCGCCGAGACCTTTACCCCAGTTTAGGGCATCGTTGGCATAAGAGTTCAGGGCTTCGGAAACGGCACGCCAGCCAGTAACAATCCTTTCGGCAACGCCACCACCAGACCCGCTGCCGCCACTAACCGTATCCCCAGCCTCGGCCATGGCCTCCGCCAAGCGGCCCGCAGAGGCCGTGGCGTCATTAAGTGCCGCAGCGCCGTCTTCGCCAGTGCCCGCGACAGCATCGCGGAGTGCCGCCCAGGAGGACAGCGGGGCCGTGGCTCCAGCCGCCAAATCGGTGGCGGCCTGCCGGTAGGTGTTCGCGGTGGCGAGTGCCTCGGCCGCAATCCCATCAAGTCCAAGGTCGGGCGCCGTCAGCGGGTTGTCCTCAAAAGCCCTGCGGAATGCATCTGCGGCGGCGCTTCCAGCATCCGCTGAAGCTCCCGCGAAAGGATTGTCGATATCGCCAAGACTGATTTCACCGATTTCGCCGAAGGTGGTTTCGATGCCCACAGCCGCCAGCGCATCGCGGATCTTGCCCGTAAAGGCGTCAATCCGGGCGATCGCGCCGTTCAGCATGGCCTCAATTCCGTCGAGCATGCGATTGGCAGCCGCGTAAACGAGATCTCCGATCACGGCTGGCAGGCGGGACCAGATTTCGCGGACGGCGAGTAGTGCCCCCTCAAACGTATTCGCTGTGGCGTTACCAAAGGCGACAACGCTCTCAATCGCTCCCGCCATGCCCGTCGCAGCATCGGCTTTCAGGTCGTAAAACATCGCCGTGGCGCGCGCCCCGGCAGCCGCTGCGCCCATCTTGATCCGGTCCCAGACCTCGACAGCGACATCCTTCAAAAGGCGCATCGCATCACCGAAGCCGCCAGCGCCGGACGAAAGGCGCGTGAACCAATACACGAGCTCTCCCGCGCCTACGATCAGGGCCCCAATGCCGGTGCGGATCAACGCGCCTTTCAGGACCACCAGCGTCGTGGCCAACCCGCGCACCGAGAAGGCCGCAGCGGCCATGGCGGCCACCCAGCGACCGGCGAGGAATGTGGCGAAGGTCCCCGCGTAGATCGCCAACCGGTCAAGGTTGGCCAGAACCGCATCAAAAGCCCGGCTGATTGGGCTGGTGCTGGACGCAAAAGCGACAAATGCATTGGCCGCTGCCTCCAGTGACGGGGCAAGCGCCACTGCAATCCGGTTGCGCACGCCCGTAAACACCTGACCGATGCTGACCAGCGCCAGTTCTGAGCGGCGCATGGCTGCAATCGCATCCGCGTCGAGTACCGCGCCCAATGCCTGTGCTTGCGCCCCAAGCCGGGTCATCTCCGCACCGCCGTTTTGCAGCAATGGAATGAGCCGCGTGGTATCGGATGCCATGGCCTCGAGATAGAAGGTCATCTCCTGTTGGCTGACGCGGGCGCGCTCGAGGCTATCGACATAGAGTTGCAGCGCTTCAGGACCTGAGAGCCGGGCAAACTGATCGGCGGTGACGCCCACACGGGGTGCGATGTTTTCAAAGAAGTCCGCCATCGGACCACCGCCGGTTTGCAGAAAATCCCCCACACGGTCGTTCACGTCCTTCAGGATATCGGCGAGTTTTTCCTGCTCAATGCCCACAGTGGTAGACGCCGCCGACCACCGCTGGAACACCTCTGGGTTGGCGTTGGCGACCTGTGAGAGCTGGCCGATCTCATTGGCGGCCGCCACTGTCGAGCGCGTCATCGCAACAACGGCACCGGCCAAGGCGGCTGCCGCAGCGGTAGCAGCGATCCGAGCACGGCGCGCGAAGGCTGCCATGCGGGCATTTGCCTGGTCCAATTCACGGCTCAGACGCCCCATACCCCGCGACCCGGCCGCACCGACACCCTCGAGTTCGGCACGCACTTGCCGGCCGCCAGTCGCCGAGAGCCGGACGGATACCTTTTTCTCAGCCATGGTGGTGTTCAATCTCTTGGTTTGTCTTGCGCACCATCGCCGCCTCGATCGGCGGCAGGAGTTCCGCGATGATCAGGGGTGAGAGCCCGAGGGCCATCCCGAGTTGCAGGGCAGCAGCCATATCCCAGCCGAGCACAGCGCCGCCGCTCATGCCACCGGCGACGCGGACCTGCCCGCCCAGGCGCTGAACCAGATCCCAGATCTGCCAGCCCTCAAGTGTGCGTGGCGCATGCAGGCTGCGCGGGCATTCCGTACATACTGATGGGCAAGCCGCGCAATAGTCACCGCCCCCGCCGAACTCCCAGTCGGCGAGAGCGGTCAGGCGTTTTTTTCCGCATCCAGTATCAGCGCGCCTGCGATGTATTTGGTCTGGAAGGCCTCGAAGATCGGCCAGAGTTCCAAAAGCGCGTCGATCCCCTCAGGGGTCAGAGGAAGGGGCTTGCCGTCACCGTCTCCGACGCCCTCCCAGTCCTTCACAACGATGCGCGCCACGGCTTTGGCCACGATACGCGCAAGGTCGTCGTTGGAGGCGCTGTTTTCCGCATCGGCTGCTGCGGCGATGATCGCCGGATCGCTGCGTGCGGCTAGCATGATGGCCGTGGTGAGGGGTTCGACAAACAGCCGTAAGCCATGGCCGAGATCAAGCCACTGCGGCTCAGTGGACAGGTTCAATCGTAGCATCAGTAATCCTCGCGGTCGTTGGTTAGGGTGACTGTGCACATCCGGCCAAGACTTGGGTCACTCGCCGCCTGCCAGTCAAAGGTGGCCTGCACACCTTGTGGACCTGAGATTTCGATCCGCGGGCGCGGGAGATAGACGGCATGGGCCGTGACGGTCAGGGTCTCGCCAGTGGGCAGCGTGTAGGAGAACGCAAGCTCGCAAGCCTCGCCATTGATCGCCTGATTGACCAATGTCTGATCAGAGAAACGGACAACAACATTGCCTGTGAGCGCTGCGATGGATGGGTCTGCGCCGTCGATCTTCCCATCTGCGCGGATGGTTTCGATGCGATCGAGGTTGTTGGCATAGGTCAGGTCAGCGGACACGACATTGCCAATATTCGCCCCGTTCCGTGTAATAGACCCATTGAAATGCCCAAAGCGTTTCAGGGCGATGTTAGCCGGTGTCCCTGCCGCACTGGTCGTGGCGATCTCCTCGCCCTGGGCCACAATGCTGGCCGTGGCCGTCAGCAAGCCTGATCGCGCCATTTGCCAGTTGAGGCTGTCGACCATGCAGCCGGAATACATCGCAAAGCGGGGCACCTCAGGCATGGCCGTCTCGACCGAGAACGACGGCAGCGCCCAGTTTCCAGAGCGGAACTCGTGGGTGTAGGGTGCGTCAGTTCCAGTCGTCGTAGGCGCTCCAAATGCCGCCTTCAACCAGAAGCCAAAGGCCTCGGCATCAATCGGGATCACCACATCCCCGTCCGCTGTCACGGCATCCTTGATCGGCGCCTGCGGATCGCGGCCATACCCCAAGAGTTCTGAGGTCTGCAGCGGTTGCTCCGCCCCCAGGGACGTGCTGGCGAAGGGCATTTTGCTGAAGCCGCTCGCAGGCGGCGTGCCATATGTGGTCTCGAACGCTAGCGCCATCTGCGCCCGCGCCCCTTGGGCTCGTGCCATTTTGTCTCTCCTCAGATTAGCGGGGTCAGCTGAGCGGGTCAGCCGTGGAATAGTGCAGGACCACTGGAATGACGGCTGCTTTCAGACCAGCCGCCCCTTCAAGAGGCAAATCGACCGGCTGTGGGGCTTCCGCCTCCACCCAGTCGCAGAGCCCGCCCAGCGTGCGGTCGGCGGCAAGCGCTGCGCCGATGCTGGCACAAAGTGTGTCGAAAGCAGCATCACGGTCGTTCGTTCCTTGCACGACCGCCTCTATCTCGGCGCGGTGCTGATAGTGATAGCGCAGCGGCGACAGTGTCACCTCCGGCTCCCCCGGCTCCCCGTCGCGCAGGATTAATAGACCCTGAGCCGGGACGCGCTCGGGCAGGACATCCCCGCGCAGTGCACAAGTAGGCAGCATGGAAAAACGAGTGTGCAGTGCGGTCAGGATGGTTTCGCGCGCACTCATAGTTTTGCCTCTAGCCAATTCGCCACGATCAGCCCCGGAACTACCGCCAGCGCGCGGTCAGCGTCGCGGGCCAGATTGAGCCGTTTCGCGAGCTTCACTTGTGGGACCAGCAGAAAGATAGGCACCGTGCTGCGTCCGCGACCCGTCTTGGACCGTGAAGCCACACCAAGCCCGCGGTTGTTCAACCGACCATCAGCCACCAGCAGGCTTGGCCCGCGCCGCCGATAGACAAACCGCAGCCGCAATCCGCGCCGCCGTTCCCATTCGCCGGGGGTGATCCTGCCACCGCGCAGGCCTCGCCCTGCTGCAGGCGTGGGGATCGCCAGCCAGAACCCATCCTTCGATCGGATCAGCGGGCCGGTGTCATGCGCCCCAATGATCACGGGCGCCTTTGACCAGACCAGCGCTGCTGCTTTCAAGCTTTCGCCAGATCTCGGATAGGTCTGGCTCCGGATCGAGTTCGACAATCGCCGACCGAGGCCTGCTTGCGTGATCTGCCCGCGCCATGCAGTTTTCAGGTCCGTGCCAGCTTCGCGCACAGCTGCGCTGACGGCCTGTTCACCTGCCTTTATCTCCGCTGCCATCCCGGCAATCAGATCAGGGCTGATGTCGAGCCCGAGCTTCATGCCGGACACAACTCAATGGTCCAGACCAACCGCTCCCGGTCGCAGCGCGGTTCACCCTGGATCAGGAACGTTTCCTCACCAATCAGGATCTGTTCCTGTGGGCGCGGATCCGGGATATCTGCAACCTGAACGTCGATGCGTGTCGTCTCAGAGAGTAGACGGGCTGATCCGAACTCTGTGATCTCGTCAGGACGGCGCAGAATGCCACGGGCCCGTGTGAACTGACCCTCGACGTCACGATGCCATATCTCGACAAAAATATTCGGATCGCTGAACAGCGTTCCGATGACTGCAGCAAATGCCGTCATCAGAAGCTCGCGTTTAGGCGCACCCGGCCAATCACATCAGCCGCGCCGCCCGCAACCGCTTCGGTCGCCACGCCAATCAACGTATTGCCAGTGGCGGTTTTTGAGGCTTCCTTGTTGGTGTTATCCCAATAAACCTTGTCACCAGCAGACCAGGCTTGGGACGCAACCTTCTTTAGATCGAAGACGCCGACGAGTGCGGTCTCAACGGTTTCGGCATTGGCGGCATCCCCGGCGGCCACCCCAAAAATGGAGCCGACGAGCAGGCCGTCGCCGGACGTTACGGCGTAGGGTGCGGTGAGCGTGACGGTATTGCCGGGCTGGACGTAGTTTTTCATTGCGGGATCCTTTGCAAAACGAAACGAGCGGCCCCATTGGACCGCCCGTCAGGGGTGGAGTTTCAGAATTGGCTCGGTTTATGCGCCCGGATTCTTGTAGAGGCCGCGCCAGTCAATGGCCTTGGCTCCGAAGTCGAGGCGGCACTTGATCTCAACGCCGTCGACGTCAAAGCCGTTGCGCGTCTCGATGTAGGCACCTTGCTGGCCCTCGAGATAGGCGTACTCGATTGTGTCGATCTGGTTTGGATTGGCGGCCAAATACCAGGCGGTTTCACTCACAGCATCAAGCCGCGGCTCGCTGATGGGGGACAGTGTCCGGATCGATTGCGGCACGACGTTCGAGGTTGCAGCTGGCACGAGGTTCTGGGCGACCATCTGCTCGGCACGCAGTTCCAACGACGCAGGCACGATCAGATAAGCGGGACGGACATTCAGGACCGTCTTTTTATCCAAACCAGTCTGCTTGGCCATCGCAGCACGCGCCGCACCAACGCTGCCCACATCAAGTGCGGCGCCAGTGCCAGCCAGGTTTTTGTGAGAGTTATGGAAGAGCGCATTGCCATCGGCCATCGCCGGGTTGGCGGTGATTATGCCCCAGACCACGTCCGACTCCAGCTGGGCGATAGAGTTGCCATACATTGCCGGGATGCGCGTGAAGGCGTCGAGATCATCATTGATCAACGTCTGCCGCGTGATGGCGACCACCCGGCCATAGGTCTTGACCTTGTAGCTCTCTTTGCTTTCGCCCAGCGTGCCGCGCTTGAACTCTCCGCTCTCGCCAACTTCCAGCAACTGCGGGGCCTCACCAAGTTGCACCCGATGCATCGACTTGAAGTCAGTGGCCAGAACCTGACGGCAGAACAGCATAAACGTGCGGGGATAGGCGTCATAGGCTTGCCGCAGGGTCTTGTTCGTGACCGCCGACAAGATTTCTGGGAAGTCAGACGTTGAATGCAACGCCCGCGTGGCCACCTCGTCGCGCGACAGGCCCCGCGTGTTGACCCCGGCATTGCCAAGGCTTTCGCGAGCCAGTTCCATCAGCGTCATGCCGCGGTACTGGCGGGCGGCGTCTTCCAGCTGAAATAGCGTCGGGCTGTAGCGGTGCAGCAGTGCATTGGCCACCGCGTCGCGGCGGGTGACCTGCTCGTCACGGCCGCCCAGTGGGACCGACACCTGGCTGAAAGTGCGGGTTTCTTCGGATTTTGTCGCAACCTGGTCGAGGATCAGGCGGCGCGCTTCGCCGATATCCGTGCCGCGCTTCACCAGATCATCAGCAAAGCCGCGCTCGAGGTTCAGACGGCCTGCCAGATCATAGATTGTCGAAACGCGGTCGCGTTCGGTTTCACGGGCGCGGGTCGCGACCACCTCGGTGTCGGGTGCAACGGGGGCGTCGGCCTTTTGCGGCTTCGGCTGCGCGCGGGTCTCAACGGCAACTACCTTTGGCTCGGCCACAGGCGTCTTCGGTTCGGTCATGGTCGGGTCCTCGGTCGTGATTGGGTCACTGGGCTGGTCTGTGGCCTCTGCGGCCGGGGCATTGGGTTTGTCCGTCATCGGGATGGCTCCTGTTTGGGTGGGTGGGACGTCCCGGCGATGAAGGACGCAGTCGTGAAGTGGGGATTGTGCGCGAAACCCCGCTGCGGGGTCCGCGCCGACAGGCACAGCGGACACCTCAAAGGGCGTCCAATCCACTGCGCGCCATAACTCGCGGGCAGCCTCGGGCTTTGAGACCTCAAACCGATGAACCTGATAGCCGATGGAGACCGCGCGGATGTGGCCTGCCTGGATGTCGCGCCAGATCGGTTCAACATCGGCGCGCTCAGAGATCCGAACCTGCGCAATGCCACGGCCGTTTTCGAGCCGGGCTGAGCCGGGAACAACTGAGCCGATCACAGCGTCGAGCGTATCGACCTCATGCACCTTCAGAAACGGCGCACCTGCATTCAGCCGCTCAAGCCGCACGTGATCCGGATCGAGGCTCAGTTCCTCATCATAGGGCTCGCCAAACAGGGTCGATCGGCGCACACGCGCGCCGGCTGACCAGACGACTTCAACAGTCCGAGCTTCAATATCGGCTGAGTTTGGCGCAAGCTCCGCCATCCGGCGCAAGGCCGGGATTTCGATCGTTGTGTCCATATCGGTCAATCCTGTTGGTCGGTGTCAGCCCGCGCAGGGTCTGTGTCGTTGTCGGGCGAGCCATTCGTCGGGTCATTGTCCGGATCGGTGCCCAGATCGCTTGTCTGCGCACTTCCGGCTTTGGTGACCCGGCGTGGATCGCTGTCGAGTACCAGCCCGAGGGTATCTAGTTTGGCGTTGGTTGCTGCAATCTCCGCCAGCACGGCGTCTGGATTGCGCCCCTGCCGGGCGATGACCTCAGCCAACGTCATGGTGCCGGATCTGATCGACAACAGGTTGGCCATCGCGTCTTTCTGAGGATCGACCGCTTCGAACTTCGGCGGTGACCACTCTACCGGCACGTCCGGTGTTGGGATCAGACCTGCAGCCCATGCAGCCTCGCAAAACCAGCGCCAGACCGGGGCGCAAAACATTGGAATGAACAGCTGCCACTGCACAGCGTCGATCTGACGGCGGAATTCCACCAGCCCCGCACGGATCGAGGAATAGTTGACCTGAGAGAGATCGCCGGTCAGCAACTCATACGGCACGCGGAACCCGGCCGAGATCGTATGCAGGCTCGCCCTCTTGTAATCTGCATAGCCGCCGGTGGCCGAAGGCTGGTTAAACCGAATGTCCTTGCCGCCGCGCGCATAGGCAATGAGGCCAGGTTCGAACTGTTCGACGCGGTTGCCATCAGCATCCACCACCGAAGGCGCGATGCCCTGCTGCGCTTCATCATCGCCAAAGACGATGGCGGTGACGCAGGCCTCAGTCTTCTTGCGGACCAGCTCGGCCACCTCGTAGTCGTCGAGATCGCGCAGGCTGCGGATCACTGGTGCACCCCAAGGCACGCCGCGCGCCTGCGTACGCTGTTTTTCATATACGTGCGCGATCTCAATCGCAGGCACCGGGCGGCTCTGCAGGCCATTCTGCATCGCGCCAAAGGCATCGCCCGGATGTTCAGCGTGTAGCCAATAGGCCTCTCGCTTTCCAATAGGATTAAACTGAATTCCCTGTACCAAGCGCCCCGCGCCGAGCACGCCAGATTTCGTGGCATCCAGAAAGTCGGCTTCCAGCACCTGCAATTGTAGCGGCACCGGTAGCCCATCAGAGGAGCGGCGCAAGCGGCGGCGCACCAGAACTTCTCCTGCCTCGACCATCTCGCGGCAGATCAGGGTCTGCAAACCATAGAAGTCGAGCTGTCCATCGGCATCCGCTGCTGCAGACCAGCGCGCGAATAGCGCGTCGACCTTGCGGTCCAGCGTCTCATTGCCGCTGGCCGCTCGGGGCATGATGCCCGCACCAACAATATTGTTCACGAGCACCGCCACAGCTTTCGCCGCATGCGGGTTGTTGCGCACCAGATCGCGCATCCGATCCCGCAAGAGGGCTCCAGCCACGCCCACCTCGGTATCAGAGGAAGTGCCCGGAGCCCGCCACCCATCGGTTCGCCGCCCCTTAGCCGCACCATCATAGCCCCGCGTCAGGGTTTCTAACGCCTGGCGCGCAAGGACACGCCGCGCTGCCGCGCGCGGTGCCACGGTGGCAATTGCTTGGTCAAACCAGTTTCCCGACATCAGCGGTCTCCGCGCGAGAAGCCCGCAAGTCCGGTGATCGGTACCGGCCGTGTGGTCCCTGCGATGGCGCGCTCAATCGTTCGGATGCGCACAAGGAGATCTGCAGCTGAGCCGTAGTCGATGGATTTGCCATCATAGCTGACCCGTGTCGTGCCGCTGGCATAGGCCCGGCGCAGCGCTGAGAGCTCGGTTTCCGTCCAGTCAGTCATCAAAACCATCCTCCACGCCGTCCGAGCCAGTCGGATTGGCGCTTGCCTTGCGTAGCCTGCGCTTGCCTGTTGATCTGCCCCGCGGGATCCGCAGAGGCATCAGCGACCCCAAGTTGATCCTCGAGGTCCCGCCATTTGTCGTCTGTCCAGCGATCCGCGCCCACGATCCAAGCGGCAGCGCGGGCATAAACCCGGCAGTCCAACGCCTCGTTGCGCTCACGTAGCTTCTGCCACTCCAATCGGGCAAAGCCGCGTTTGGTGCGCACCGTCACCAATTGCTCGGCGACGAACTGCTTTAACCACTCATTTTCGACCCAATGCGGCAGATGCACTGTTCCGGGTGAGAACGTCGCACCGTCAGCACGTTCCTCTTCGGTCGGTCGTTCCAGCCGCAGAAACCGATAGGTCTCTGCCTTGAAGGTCGAGACCGCCACGGTCCAAAGACGCGCGCCCCGGCGCAGACGTTTGCCCCCTTCAGTCGCATCCACATAGGTTGGACCAGATACGGGGCTTGCGCGGTTGAACCCTTCGACGCCTTTGACGGGCGCGACCTGTGCAAATCCTTGCGCCCGCGACCATCCATAGACCGCCGGAGCCTCATAGCCGGTATCGATGGCAAGTCGCGCAATCTTCAAGTGTGCGCCACGCTCATGCGGCCAGGTTCGACCCAGAAGTTCGGCCAGATCGCCCCACGCCTCATGACGATCGGGGCCGCCTTCGATAACAATGTGATCGACCAGCCAGCTTTCCAGCCCGCGGCCCCAGGCCCAGACATCGACCTCGATCCGGTCCTTTTGCACATCGGCACCAGCGGTCAGGAACAACCCACCCGCAGGCACAATGCCCGGCTTCCAGTTTTCTCGCTGGTCGTAGAGCCGCTGCCAGTCCGGCACCTCACCCGTCTCGACCCACGTCTCGCCGAGGATCGTGTTGCGAAACGCTTTGATCGCCTCATCCGACCCCTGGGCTGCGTCCCAGGCCCGCACGATCCGCTCCCAGCTGAGCCAGCCGATGGGCGAATAAAGCGCCGAGAGGTGATAGCCGACCGTATTCGGATCCGCGGCCGTGGCGGTTGCCCGCCATTCGCCAGCCTCCAGCATCGCCGTCTTGTGATGCTCCGCTATGGGCTGCTCGCAGCCCTCGCAGTGATATTCCGCTGTTTCCGGCTGCCCCTTCTGCCAGCGCAGCCGTTCGAATTTGAGCCACTGCATCGCGCCACAATGGGGGCATGGGACGAAAAACCGGCGCTGATCACTGGCATCATAGTCCCGCTCAATCCGGCTCATCCCGCGAATGGTCGGGGTTGAGACCAAGAACACCTTACGCCGATGTGCGAAGGTCAGCGAACGCGCTTCCGCCAACGTGACCGGATCACCCTCATCGTCAGCGGACGCTGGATAGGCATCGACCTCGTCGAGGAAGATGTAGCGCGCCGGGGTCGAGCGCAGCCCTACGGCCGAGTTTGCCCCGGTCATGATCAAAATACCGCCCGCAAATTCCTTAGACAGCATCGTGTTGCCCGCGTCACGAGAACGCGCCGGTTTGACCCGCTCCCGCAGTTCCGGGCTCTCATCGATCAGCGGATCAATCCGCTGACGTGAGTTTCGTTTCGCCAATTCCACCGTTGGCTGGACCGCCAACATTGGCCCCGGCGCCTGGTGGATCGCAAAGCCAATCCAGTTGTTGCCCGCCTCGGTCGCGCCGACCTGCGCTGCCTTCATGAACACGATCCGCTGTGCCCGGTCGCCGGGCGAAAGCCTGTCCATGATCTCAGCCATGTAAGGCGTGCGGGCCGTTCGATACCGACCTGGTTCTGCCGACGCGCGCCCCGACAGCATCCGGTGTCGGTCTGCCCATTGGGAGACGGTCAGGTCCGCATCCGGCGTGAGACCCGCGCCCCAAGCACGCAGGATTTCTGCCGCGCCATCGAAATCCAGCAGATCGTCCGCATCATCGGAGATCAGGTTTGACCTCGGCAAGATCGTCGAGCTGGGCACGGACATGTTTTTCCAAAACTTTCTGCATTGCGGCGGGTTCAACACCCAGATCGGCTGCCATCAAAGCTGCCGCCCGCGCAGGCCAGTTGACCCAGACATCACGCTCCTGCCGCGCCAGCCGAAAAACCAGCGACAGTGCGCGAGCCCGGTCGATCAACTCGCCTTTCAGCTTTTGCAGACGCAGACGACGTTCCTGCGCCTTCAGCACTTCATTGGCCGTCTTGGCCTGCAAAAAGGTGGTGCCACCGCTATTTGCCGGAGCCTCAAGCCCCTGTTCCTTCAGAGTGTCACCGACTGCCGAGACAGCCGCCTCCGACACAGGCTTGCGTCTTGGCTGCGGCTTCTTGCGGGTTTTGGATGGGTCGGTTGCCTCAGCACGCAGGGCATCGCTTGAAACCGCATCGATGCTGCCATCGTCGTGCAGCACCAGCCGTCCTGTTGCCTTGGCCTTCTGGATTGCACCGCGTGAAAGACCAACACGGGTGGCGTATTGGCGCTCGCTCAAACCCTCCATTGCGCGCTCCGATTATCATTCAAAATCATGTGCTTATGTCGTTGATAAGCCTCCGTAGTAGAGCGAATGTGGTCTCACGAAAACGATGCAACTCACCACCGCGCTCAAGCAGCGCAGCGGTCGCGCAAAACCAAGGAGCCGCCACGATGACCCGCTTGAACCCGATCACCACGCCTCGCCACCAACTGCGCGCCGAGAAAGCCGCGCGAAACCGCGAAGCTGCGATCAACGCCTTCATCGGCAAGAAGGCCGAGGTCGACGACATGCTCGCCCGGCTTCAGAGCCTCTGCGACGAGCATTTCAACTGCCAACCCGACGAAATCAACTGGGGCCATGTTGGCACCCTTGAGCATTACGCCAGCCTGCTGAAGCGCATCACCGACAGCGCCTTCAGCGAAGGCGAGCACGCGGAGTAAGCGCCATGGAAACCAGCACAATTCGTATCGCAATTCGTAAACTGCCCGATCAATTCGATCGCAGCCGCATCACCACAGTCCTTGACGAGATCGAATGCGCCTTAATGGACGACGGTGGCGTTTATGTTCGCGCCTACGCCGACAGCATGACGATCACCATCGAGGTGCCCACCAATCAACTGATCGACGCAGCCGCCTGTCTGAAAGACATCGGTCTGGTCTGAACTGCACAGACCTCAAGATATGCCCCGCGCTCGCGGGGCCTGTCTCGGTACAAGGACGCATGTCGCGATCCTCAAATACTGGAGACACTTATGGCTCAGAAATCCACACCGAAAACAACCGCTACGGCCTCGCACCAGACGAAGCAGCAGATCGTGATTGACCTCCTACGTCGGCCCGAAGGCGCGACCATCGAAGAGATCGCCAATGCTACCGAGTGGCAATCGCATACGGTGCGCGGCGCCATGTCCGGCGCGCTCAAGAAAAAGCTAGGCCTCGCAATCACCTCGGAAAAGGTGGATGCGCGCGGACGCGTCTATCGTATCGAAGACTGATCCCGCGCCGCTGTACCGCTGAAGTCGCGGCGGTAAGGGAGCCTTGCGCGAACAGAGCCGTCGCTTATCTTGGGGGGCGGCTTTTTTGATCGGACCCGGATTGCCTCGAAGACCCGCCGTAAGGCGAAGGAACGCGCTATCGACACCACGGTAAAAACCGCCCCCATTTGCAGGTTCTGGGCCAGCGTTGTGTGCAGCCCAAACATCGGGAAGATCAGGATTTGCGTCAGAACAGCGATACAGTAGCCAACCGCGACATTCGCAATCGCTTCACAAAATGACATCAGACGGGATTGCTTCATTGGCTACCCCGCTCTGAGCGCAGATCATCAAAACTGGTCCCGGCGCCTTCAAGAACAGCGTGCTTGCCAGTAAACTGCTGCCACCGTTGAACAGCCACATCGACATACGCCGGATTAAGCTCAATCCCGTAGCAGACCCGCCCCGTGGTTTCCGCCGCGATAAGCGTAGTGCCCGAGCCCATAAAAGGCTCGTAGACAGCTTGGCCCTGGCTGGAATTGTTCAGGATCGGACGGCGCATACATTCGACGGGCTTCTGGGTGCCGTGTACGGTGTCCGCGTCCTGATCCTTGTTCGCGATCTGCCATAGCGTCGTTTGTTTGCGGTCGCCCGCCCAGTGTCCCTTGCCGGTTTTCTTCACCGCATAAAGGCACGGCTCGTGCTGCCAGTGATAATCGCCGCGGCTCAGCACCAGGCGATCCTTGGCCCAGATGATCTGAGACCGGATATTGAAACCGGAGGCCTCTAAGCTCTCGGCAACGGTGGTCGCATGCAACGCGCCATGCCAGACATAGGCCACATCGCCAGGGAAGAGCACCCAGGCCTCACGCCAATCAGCCCGGTCATCATTTAGTACCTTGCCGGTGCGTTTTGTTGCGGCGGCTCCTGCCTTGTTACGCCAGCCCGGATCGTATTCGACGCCGTAAGGCGGATCGGTCACCATCAGCTGCGGTTTCACATCACCGAGCAGACGATCGACATCGGTGGCCACGGTCGCGTCACCGCAGAGCAGCCGATGTTTGCCGAGCACCCAAAGATCGCCCGGACGGCTGATTGTGGTCTCGGGGGCCTCGGGAACATCGTCCTCGCCCTCGCCCTCGCGAGAGGCTGTTTCAGGATCAACGTCTCCGGCCAACAGCGCTTCGAGTTCAGCGTCATCAAAGCCGATGAGCGAGAGATCGTAGTCCTCTGCCAGCAGGTCGTTCAGCTCGGCCGATAGCAGCGCCTCGTCCCAAGTGCCAAGTTCCGTCAGCTTATTATCCGCGATCCGGTAAGCCCGACGCTGTGCTTCGGTCAGATGTCCCAGCACGATCACGGGGGCCTCAAGCAGCCCCAGCTGTGTGGCGGCAAGCACACGGCCATGGCCTGCGATCAATTCTCCATCATCCGCGACCAGGCAAGGAACGGTCCAGCCAAACTCGGCCATGCTGGCCGCGATCTTTGCAACCTGATCCGCGCCATGCATCTTTGCGTTCTTCGCATAAGGCTGGAGCTTGGCAAGCGGCCAAGTCTCGATTGCGTCGGGGGCAAAGCTCAGGGTCATAATGTTCAGGGCGCCTCAATGGGGTGGACCCCTGGGTTCCGGACACCAGCAACCAGCTTGGACTCCACGAAGGGTCCAGCGGCGGCCAAGGCATCCAGCTCCAAGGGTTTGTTTAATTGTGGTTTTTGTCAGATCGCGGGTGGATACCCGCTGGGGTGGCTTCCCAAAAAACGGGCCCTGTCGCTAGCGATATTGCGCGCCAAGCCCCCCCGTATACGTTTGGGGCCAGGAAGGACCCGCGAATTCAGAGGGTTAGCGCGCTGGATGCCAGCTGGACCCCTGGTTGGACGCCAGGAGCCAGCGGAGTATCCACCAACAAAAACGGGGAGAGCCGTCTTCCAACGTACTCTCCCCATTATGCCCTACGGATAGCACGAAACTGTTGCATGTGTCGAACACAAAAGTGTTGCAACACATTGGACTCATTCACACATTCAGGCGCGACGCGATCTTGGTCAGGGCAAGCTTGTGCTTGCGCCATGCCGTCGTGCGGTCAACGCCAAGTTCACCGCTAAGCTGCTTCCAGGGCACACGCGCCGCCCGCGACCAGATCAGCTTGCGCTCAGCCTCTTCAATCCAAAGCACCCAATCGAAAGTCTGCTCGAGCCGTGTGATCGACGCCGCCGACGGCCAGACGCGCATGGGTTGCGGCTCCATTGCTGCGATCTCGCGGCTGGTCCGCGCGATGTCAGGCCAGGCGTTGAAGTACCCCTTGGCTTTGACCGGTGGCAGCTTGCGGAGCGTGCGGAACGCTTCTTCGAAATGATCCGCAACATCGTCGGCGGTCCATGTCTTTTTCTCACGCATGGCGCACCTCCCCAGCGGGGCGTGGCCCATAGAGTTTTGTGCCTAATTGCTCGACCAGTTCACGTTCCGGCCAGGTCAGGCGTTGGTCGTCGACGCTGACAGCCAGCAAGCCCTGTTCGTGCCAACCGTCCCGTTTGACCTGATCGGGATCACGGCGGTGTCCGCCATAGCCTTTGGGGGTAAACCTCATGCCACACCTCCCCGGGTCTCAATGGCCCAATGCAGGATGGCGATAGCATCTGCCTCATTGTCATCAGCGGGGTTGAACCCGCGCGCCTGGGCGGCGGCGATCATGGCGTCCTTGTTGGCGTTGCCCTTGCCGGTGGCGTGACGCTTGATGGTGCCCACCGGCACGCCCGCATAGGGAATGCCCCTCAGCTCGCCCCAGCTTGTCAGTGACGCCAGCAGGCCTCCATAGACATGGGCGGCGTCAGTACCGGCATGACGACGGACTTCCTCGAACCAGATCGTGGCAATCGGTCCAGACCGCCGATCGAGTTCCGTTAGCCAGTTGGTGAACCGCAAATAGCGCATACCACCGCCATCGTAGCGGCCGGGTTTGAACGACGCTGTCCCGCTGGTGATCAGGCCGTCAAAGCCACGGATGGCCCAGCCGGTGGTGGTGCCCAGATCGAGCGCAAGGATGCAGCGCGGGGTTTGTGTGGGTTGGGTCATGCAGACCTCCTCTTCGATTTGATGAGCAAGGCGAGATGGCTGGCCGGTGAAGGCTGCGGTCTCGCCAGGCCCCGAAGGGTGATCTGGTCAGGTGAGGCGCAGGGCGACGAAGCCGCCCGGCGGATTGTTCTAGGTTTCAAATTGGGTCAAATGAAGATTTGCTCCACCTAACCCGTTGACCAACATGCGTATTATATAATTTTTCAATTATTATATATTACATAAGGTAGGTCACTCTTTTTTAATAACGCGCGCGTACACGCGAGGGGAATAGGTATCCTCTTGAAAGATTGAAGGACGTGAGGGATCTCACTTTTTCCAAAAATTCTAATGCCTTATGCATTATCAAGGTTCCTTCTGACTAATTTTGCGCCCTGAAGTATCTCGCCATGGCCCATGCCACTTGGCTAACCTGTACACCATGGCCTGCTTGGTCGATGAGCCGCGCATGCCCGTCGTGACATCCCCGCTTTCGATCAAGGTCAGCAGGATCTCATCACGGTCACGCGACTTGAGCCATTGCGAGGCGCGCGTGATTTCGGATTTGGCGATGCCTTTCGCACCTGCCGCTCGAATGATCTCCTTCAACCGCTTGAGATGCGCTTCCGTCTCGGTGTCCGCGACATGGCGTTCAACAGCCTCCATGGTCCGCCGCGCATAATGGCGCACAAAATCGATCGCCCAGTCTGCTGCCGACAGGTCAATTCTGGGGTGTACCGGATCGCGCCCGACCGCGACAATCAGCGCCAGTTTCAATGCGTTCTCCCCAATTCGGGCCAGGATCGCAGTGAAGGCTGTTCCACTTGCTGCGCGCAACTCCCCCGTCAGCTCTGCGCTGAGCAGTCGAAACCGGGCCCGTGCCTCCTCGGTCATGGGCACGATAGTCGGGTTCACAGCAGTGTTCTGATCGGCCGTCTTGCCCGCAAGATTGCCTTTCTGGTGCCCACCCCCGGAGGCCACGCTTTGCAACCCAGCGATCAGCGCGGGATCCGCCTGGCGCATGCCCACAGCGATGTTCTCATCCGGATAATCCTCATCACTCGGCAGGATCAGGAAACGCGCGAGCGAGCCGTCGACGACGTTTGCGCCCTGCAATGCGCCCCAGAAGTGCAAAGGCGTCGTGGTGCCATAGACACTCAGGCAGGGCTGGTTGATATCCCGCCGCTCATTTGAGCCATCACGGTTGGCATATTCCGCACCCAGGAAAATCCCGCCCGCAGCCGTATAAAGCTCGGTCATATTGTCGAGGATTTCGGTGATGTGGCGTGGACTGCGCCGCCGGTCGGCCGCCGCTGCCAAGAACATACCAAACTCATCGATCTGGAACAGGATCGCAGGCTGGCGGTGCAGCGCGGTCAAAAGCCCCGCCCCGGAGGCGATCTTGTTGCCCCCAAGATGATGGGCCAGCCCCGCCTCGAACAAGACCTCGTTGATGATTTCGCGGGCGTGGTTCTTACCTGATCCGCTATCCGCAATGCCCACGACATAAAGGTTCGAGCGCAGGTTGCTCTCGGTGCGATACTGCCGCCCCATGAGCGCACCAATCGCACAGAGGCTGGCCCCAAGCGATAACAACGGCTGAGGACGCCGGGCCGTCGACAGCATGTAATCGGTCAGATCCCCCACCAATCCATCCGGCATGACCAGCGTGAATGGCGAGGTGGCGGAAGGTTCCTCAGCACCCTCGGACTGCTCTCCCAGCTTGGACAACAGCCCCGCCGCAGGATGCTGTTCATCGCGGGCCGTCGATCCATCAAAGCGCAGTGATGCATCAGGTTGCCAGCCGCGCTCCATCGCAAGATGATAGATCGTGCCGGCGCCAATCCGGTCGGGTTTGAAACTGGCCCAGGCCTTAGCGGTCGCCGCGGGCACATCCTTGGCGGCCTGCGCTGACCAGTCAGCAAAAATATCGCCCCCAGCCTCTCCAAGCGCGCCCTTCAGCGCCATACCAATCCGCACCCAGCTGTCATAATCCAACTCTGCATTCGGCAGCCATTTCAGCGCGGCCTCAATGGCCGGCAATGTTCCCATCTGGCTATGGGCTTGCAGGTGCTCCGTGCCCGGTGATCCAGTCGCAAGGCCGCGTTGGCGCAACTGTTTGGGCAACAGCGCATAGGCCTCATCAAGAAAGGCGCGTGCCATCTCTGCGGTGATTTCAGGCAGCTCCGTGATATCGAGATCAGCCAGCCCCTCCTCTGGCCACGCGTAGGGCGCGCACGTGTCCGGGTGGTTGGCGTAAGCCACGAACTGCTGACCCAGACAAAGCACCTCCAGCGGATGGCGTTTAATGCCCCGGAAAGGGGTTTCTGTGCCATAGATCAGCATCCGCTTTGGCGCCTTACCGATGCGCAGCGCTGGCGTATCCCCCAACCGTTCACGCGCCAATTGCTCGATCTGGAGCGCCAGTTCCGCATCCTCAACGACGTCAATATCGACCGCCGCAACCGCGCCGCCAACAAGCCCGATGCCACACTCGGGCCAGGTCGCCCATGTCGTCACCTCCACCTCCGTGGTTGGGCGCTCAGTGTGCCGGTTCCATTCCGGATAATCCGCCCATGCTCCACGCTTGAACTGGCCGGGTTTTTTTGTGCCTGGGCCGATCGGCAGGATGCCATAGCCATTAGTGACCAGCCGTGCGCCGAACCGCGCCATATAAGATGTTTCAGCCATCAGAACGGCACCTCCGGGGTCATGGCGTCAAGCCGTGTGCGGTCTTGCCCTGCCAGCGCGCGCAGTTGATCACAATATCCGGTGATGACCGCATCAAGGAAGCGGTCCCACTCGGTCTCAGTCAGGGTGGCGAGATCAGATTTGCCGATACTCTCAAGGTATTCGCCACCATATTGGCCGCCAACGCTCATGGCCTGCATTTCATTTGGGGTGGGATCGATCATACCTGTCCTCCTGTGACAGATGTCCTGGCAGGTGCGAGAACAGAGGCGTTTACGGCTTTGGTCCCGCCGCTTGTCCGAGACGGTGAATATCGGGTTGAACCAGCCAAACCCGCGAGGTTCCCGGTGGCAGACGGCGCAGAGGCCGGAGTGGATGTGGCGCATGAATCAAACCTGTAGCCGGAGATTTCGAGAAAGCGGCCAGACGGGCGCACTGAGATAGCATTGGGCCGGACGAGTTGCCCCGCCTGCGCAATGGCATCGTCGACATTGCGCGGCATCGGGCAGCCCGGCGCGCGCTTGCGCCACCACTCGAGCGCCTTCTGGCGCGCATAACCCTGATGCGCGACACAGACCCATTCGTTGTAGGACTTGAGCCCGCAGCTATAGGTGACCTTCAGTGAGGGCAGCCCACCGCGCTTGTCATGACGGCTATAAGACACACCATGGACCGGCAGCCATTGGACTTTTGGCGACAAAACCGGAAGCGTGGCCGCTGTGGGGGCGATCTTCACCTCACGTGCCGGGAAGACATAACCGCAGTCCGGGCACTCCGTCGCCGAGAGCGCTAGGATGCTGTCGCACTCGGGGCAGACCTTTGTGGGCGCCTCACCACCCCCGCCATCGCCCGGACGTTTCGGGCGAACAAGATCAATTGGCCCGTGGCGGCGGACATTGCCCGCAAAGTCGAGAACCAGACAGTTTTCCTTGTCCGGAGCCAGCCGCGTGCCGCGGCCCACCATTTGGACATAGAGCCCCGCTGATTTGGTCGGGCGCAGGAGCGCGATCAGATCGACGCCAGGCGCGTTGAACCCGGTCGTCAGCACCCCCATTGAGGCCAGTGCGCGGATTTCACTGCGCTTGAAGGCCGCGATGATGGCATCGCGCTCCTCCTTTGGCGTGTCCCCGAAGATCGTGCGGCACGTGATACCTTGACGCGCGAACTCTTCGGCCACATGGCGTGCGTGATCCACACCTGAGCAGAACGCCAGCCAGGATTTGCGGTCTTTTCCATGGGTGATGATCTCGGTAACGGCCGCACGCGTCGTCGCGTCCTGATCGACTGCGGCTGCCAGATCACGGGCAATGAAGTCACCCGCACGGGTACCGACCTTTGAGACGTCGAGCCGCGTATTGGGCTGTTTCGAGATCAGTGGGCTCAGAAACCCTGCGTCAATCAGCTCGCGCACCGGCGCCTCATAGGCAATGTCAGTGAAGAGTGCGTCCTTGCCCTCATGCAGCATGCCGCTGCCAGTGCGAAACGGTGTGGCGGTGAGGCCAATCACCTTCAGCGCAGGATTGATTGCCTGCAGCGCGTCCAGAAAGCGCCGGTACATTGTGCTGGAATTGCCCGGGATCAGATGGGCCTCATCAATCAACACCAGATCGGTGTGGCCGATTTCATGGGCGCGGCGATGGATGGATTGGATGCCTGCAAACAAAACACGGGCCTGCGCCTCGCGCTTGCCCAAGCCCGCCGAATAGATGCCCGCCGGTGCCTCTGGCCAAAGCCCGATCATCTCAGCATGGTTCTGGGCGATCAACTCGCGCACATGGGTCACGATCAGGATGCGCTGATCCGGCCACGCCTTCAGCACTCCTTCGATAAAGGACGCCATGACGAGCGACTTGCCGCCGGCTGTTGGAATGACAACCAGAGGGTTGCCCTTGTTGGTCTTAAAATAGCTGTAGATCGAAGAGATCGCAGCGTTTTGGTATGGGCGCAGGGTCAGCATGGCGCGGCCTCCGTGACACGGGCGTCATTTGACCAGGAGGAGCCATCAGCCATGCGGTAGGTGACGATATCCTCCCCCGCATCGATGACCTCACCCGGCACGAGATCGGGGATGAAGAGATGTTTGCCGCAGGCGGCGCGCTGCTCGGGTGGAGCCAGCATTCTGTCGTGCCGCGCGCAGTGCCATCCACCATCGACAGGCGTCGCATGCAGACAGGAACGACAGGTCACAGCGGCAGCGCCACCCTCATGACAGGCAGCATGGTGATCGCAAAAACGACATTCAAACCAAGCCGGATCTTCGCTGATACGCGCAGGCGGGTGCTGAGCGAAGATAACCCGGCCAGCCTTTTCCAGAAGGCGTTCTGCCATGGCAGGATCGGCCTCAACCCGTTCGATATGCAGCGCATCCGTGTTCTTGCAGACCGCCATGTAAAGTGCCCGAGTGATACCGGTCAGGTGCATGTAGATCTGCATCTGCGCGGCATGCTGCGGCTTTGACAGCACCACGCCTTTTGCGGTCAAATCGGCAAAGCTTTTTACGCCATGTGTTTTGAACTCCAGCACATGCCAGGTTTTTGGCGCCTCAAGCAGACCGAGGGCGACACCATCAAGCGAACCACCGAAATGACCGCCATGGGCCTCCACGCGGATTTGCCGTCCTGTTTCGGGGTCTAGTTCCAAAACAGTGGCCCCTGTAGCGCGCAGGTTGCGCACCATACGGTCCTCTTCCAGCTGGCCGGTCTCAAACAGACGCAGCAGACGACCGGAAAAGCGTGACGGCGTCACCCAGCGGAAATCATACCAGAGCGCGCGTGCGCAAGATTTACCGATGATGGATGCGCCGAGATGGTCACGGAAGCCATCGCCCTGACGGGCCTCATAATCGGCGTAGATCGACGTCAGCGTTGGCGTGGGTGGTGCGGGAAGATCAGCCATCACAAGCCCTCCCGTTCGCTACGGGCTTGGGCCTCGGCCAGAATGCCGCTCCAAGTTTCCGGGTCGTGGCGCTCGCGCAGGACACCAATCAGCGCGTCCTTCAGCTTTTCACGGCGACGACGGCCGGTACCTTTGGCAAGCAATTCTGCCCGTTCACGGCACAGGTGGCGCAGCGCGGTCCTTGCCCGGTGGAACCAATCAGGGTCGATGGGCTTTTGCCCCCGTTGGCGCGCCAGATCAGCAGTCGCAATCTGCGTGCGGATCTTGGCAATATCGTCGTCGAGTTCGATCAACCGGCGCTGGTCATCAGGCAAGCCGAGGCTGATCACGGCCCGAGGGGCCGCGTTATGCAGGTCAGTCATGGGAATATCCTTAGATGGGGTTGGGCGCTGCCCCGTCAGTCAGGGATGCGGAGCAGCGCGATTGATCAGCCCTTCTTGTTCCAGGGCGCGGAGGCCATCTTGGGCGGGGCGGAAGCGGCATGCGTTGTCGGCGGCGCTGACGAGGTTGCAGCAGGCTTTGCAGCCATGGCACCCTCACCTTCAGGCGGCAGATAGGCGATGGCGTTACTCTCGCCGTAGCCGTTCTTCGGGGGCTTGATCTTCACCTGGATCGTCATCGGGATCAGGTGCAGCTCCTCACTGTCGCTGACATGCATCCGGCCCGTCGCATGACAGATGGCCGACAGCGTCCGCTGTGCAATCTCGACCGTGGTGGGGTTCGGGTTCACGAGGTTCAGCTGATCAAAGATCTTCCGGCCCTTATGCTGGCCATCCAAAATATCCAGCATCAACCAGAGAAACTGACCCATGCCGTTGCGGGTCACGCGCATCTCGCTCTCGACAATCTGGGCGCGGTATTTACCTGCGGGCAGAAGCTCATAGGGGGTGGTGGGTTCAACGCTGGTAGCGTCAAAGGACGTGTCAAAACGTGCCATGGTCGTATCCTTTCAAGGCAATCATTGGGATTGGGGCATGGCTGCGAGGAACTCTGACCACGAAAGCGGCAAAGTGTCCGGCAGGCCGTAACGGTTTTTGGCAAGGAAGGCGGGACGCTCCTCGGTGTGCATCACGCGCGCGCCGGACCCGAGCGCCCGGGTCACCTTCTTGTTGAAGCCGACATCGGATTTGGCGACCGAGATCTGATAGTTGGCAAAGAGCACCACATCAGAATGCTCCTGCAGCAGCGCCGAGGCGCGGGTCTGCAGCTTGATCACATACCGGTCGTAAGGCTCATGCTCTGGGCTGTCGAAACGCTTGATGTCGGTATGGGCAATCTGGATGACCACCATGCCTTTGCGGTCGCGCAGCGCATTCAGCTTATCGAGATATTCCCGCCAAATGGTCAGGGCTTCTGCGAAGCCCTTGCCAAAGCCCGGGGTTTCGATCGACTGCCAACCATTGCGTTTGCACGCCTCAGCCCAGATCAGCGGCTCAAGCCAGTCGACGCTGTCAACGACGACCGTGCCGTAATCGTGATCTTCCTCCAGCAAGGCGTCGAGCGCTTGTGCAACTTCGGCATAGCTGGTCGCCAACGGAAAATGCGGGACCTGCAGTTTGCCAAGCCCATCCTCGGTCATGATGAACACCGGCGCGCCCGCGTCAGCGGCAAAAGTGGATTTACCCACTCCGGCAACCCCGTGGATCAGGATGCGCGGCGGCTGGAGCACCGAACTGGTGCGCAGAGATGCGAGAGAAATAGCCATCAGCGCACCTCCTCGCTCAGCACCAAGCGGAACTTGGGCTTGCCGGTCCGGACCGTACGCGCAGGCTCAAAACCTTTGCGCCAGCTTTCTGGCAGCGCCGTGTATTTGCGCTCTGACACCTTCAACGTGGTCTCGATGAACTCGGCCGGGTCTTCGCCAGCCGAGGCGATGTTTTCTGCGATCTGGGCGAGTTGCGCCTGATCCCAATCGATCCGTTTGGTCAGGTCCGAAATCACTGTGACGCCACCATCTTCGAAGCGGATCGTGCCGGTGTCCTTGCCTGCCTCAGACCGGCATTCGGCAGCACGCTCGGCGTATTTCAGTGAGATGGCACCATCGAGCCAATCCGAGACCGTCTTGGCCTGGGTGAGCTGCTGATCAGCCGCATCCCGCAGCATTGCCAGCTGATCAGCGGGCAGTGCCGCGATTTGGCCGACCGGCATGCGGTGGATATCGGCCAGTGTGATGTGGTTAGAAATTGTCATATCGGTACCCCTTATGCCGACATTGGGCGGTGGGGCTCGTGGTCCGAGCCGCGGATTTGCTCAACCTCGAAAGCCTCAACGTCTTCGAGCCGGTAAATGACCCGGCCACCGAGCTTGATGAATTTCGGGCCTTCGCCCGTCCACCGCCAACGCTCCAGCGTGCGATGTGAAATGTTCCAGCGAGCCGCCAGCTCGATCTGGGAAAGGTGTCTTAGCGCCATGTGAACCTCCTTGTGGTTTTTGCGAACACTTGCGGGATCACCATGACCGAGGGGCTGGGAGGCACCGTGGAGGCAACCGGGAGGCAAACTGGGAGGCAGCGAAGTTAGATGCCTTAAAATGAAAAAAGCCGCCCCGAAGGACGGCCTTTTCATAGAAAAACGTTGGGCAGGATCAGGGATCGATCCAGCAGTTTCCGTTCTCGACCTTGACGAAACGCCATTTGTCGATATCGCGGCCAAAAGCTTTTTTCAGTGTGTTAACCTGACCACCATAGCCAGCCTCTTCCAGAACAGTGGCAAGACGCAGGACTTTTGACTTTGACCAATAGGCCGAAAACAGAATTTCCAAGAACCGACGCTGTTTGTCCCCGCGGAAGGTGAGAGTTTCGCCCCGGTACCAGACGATCCCGCAATCTTCAGAATGATCAATCGGGAACCGATGCTGCGCCTCGCCCGGGAAGACCCTTGCGCCGACGGCCTGCGGTGAGATGGCCAGCTTTCCAGGTGCTTTGGCCACATCGGTCACACTGATGATGATGTTCTTCTTACTCGCAGCAACAGGAAGGCGATCGCCCGGCGTGGACGTCAGAATGACACGGACCTCGTCAGGCGGCCTGCGTTCCAACAGAGCACCAACCTTTTTCCACACCGTAGGATCTAAAAGCCGACGTGCAAACCAGACCGGCACGGGGAATTTCGCCCCCTTGAGCTGGATGGTGCCAATGTCCCAGGCGACACTATCGATCAACGAGATCGGGCGCGCCGGGGCAACGCGCTCGAAATCTACCAACATCTTCGCGAAGAGCAGCGGGTAATCAACTGCAAGAGCTGCGATCTCCTCGGCATCGACCGCAACCCACCGACCGATGCTGTTGTGGTAGCCGTACTGCCTGCGCTCGGCGCACCACTCTGCTGGGATAGGCTCGTCTTCGAAGTTATCCATCGCGGTGACGACCGGGATATGTCCGGACGCGACCATAAGCTTGGCCTCGAGCAACTGATCCGTTGCCCGAGGTGAAACTTGCCGCAGGACCGATGCCTGCACCTTGGCAGCGCGGGTCTCCATGACCTGCAGCAGCATATCGACCGCCCGCTTAGACAATGAGGTCACCGATGTCGGAGCTGTCGGTCAGAATGCCCCAACAGCGCAGATACTTGTCGCCGATCAGGCGCTCATGCGGGGTCATGTCCTTCAAATTGCAGCCATGTGGCATGGTCACCGTCAGCGTCAACGATTTGCCCCGCCCGCCGCTCGGGCCGGGCTGAAACTTGATCGTGAACCGCGCGCGCGTGACGATCCATTCAGGCGCTTCAGATGCAACGGACAGGACATGCCCAGAACTGCCAATGTCGAGCCCGATCGTTTCTTCTGCCATTTCCCACACAGTGCGATCGGCGCCCGACATGGATTCGAGGATGATCCTTTCGTTAGGCTGGCCAACCTCCATAAGACGCAATTCTTTCACGGTGACGTCCGCGATGCCGTCATCAACGTCAGTCGGGAAGTCAAAGGGTTTCAGCAACATGCTGAGGTCGTATTCCCGCAGCGGTATATGCTTTTCTTCGAAATCGATCCCAAGCAGGTCCCGCGCCATGTAGGCAGTGAGATCCCTCCGGTCTGCAATTGTATTGGCCACCACCTCTATGACGCCGGTATCCGCCTCGTAAGTCAGCGCAGCCTCAAAAACCGGCTTCACGATGCGGCGGGACAATGTGCTGTTCGCGTCAAACCCAAGCATGTCCTCCGGCCGCCCTTCACGATAGACAGCGACCTGAACGAGATCGCATTCCTGATCATCGAGGATGACGCGGTGCCGGTCGAAAACATCGACATGGACATGCGGCGTGTCGAAACGCGCGCGGATTGCCTTGGTGAAGTCAGCTACCGATGCAGCATCCCGGCGGACCACGCGGTCCTTTTCCACCTCAAATCCGCTCCATGACCGGCCCCGGCGCCTTTCATCGTTGTAGCGGACCTCTTCCGCCTTACGAAACTGGTCTGGTTCATTCAGAAACACCCACAGCGAACGATTGTTAGCCCCCTCCAGTGTGTCGAACACCTGCCGGTTGATGACGACATTCTGCAGCGCATTCTGGCCCGGTTCGTCTGCGAGAGCAGCGACCTGACTGGCATTCATGACAACGCGTTGTTTTTCACGGTCGTCCATGTCGTCGACAGCTTTGATCAGCGGCTCGACGAGCTCCGCCTCGGGCTTGGTCCAATCGACCGGTGGAAGGGATGTGAACCCGGAGCCGGTAAAATAGTCATGCAACCGTGTGACGGGGGTCTTGCGAAGGAAGGAGGCGATAGCAGTCATAGTAGCCCTTTCTGGCGAGGAGGATGAAGGAATCGGCGCAAAGCGATACGATGATGTTCGATATACACCGAACAAACCGCCAAGTCTACTTGCGCGAAACGATTTTGTTCGGCATACCGAACAAGCTTCCTACAACCAAGGAAAACAAGGATGATACTATGACCACGTCCCTCGGCGCCAAGATCAAGCGCCATCGCCAGGAGAAGGGATACTCCCTCGATAAGCTCGCGGAATTGACCGACTCGAGCAAGAGCTACATTTGGGAATTGGAAAACCGCGACGCACGAAAGCCGTCGGGAGAAAAATTGACCCGGATCGCTCAGGCCCTCGAGGTCACCACCGATTATCTGCTGGATGAAAGCGAAGAGCCCGGAGACGCGGTTCTGAAGGAGGCCTTCTTCCGCAAATTCAGCAAGCTCGCCCCGGACGACCAAGCTAAGATCACTCAGATGATCGATATGTGGGGAAAGAAGGATTGAGCCTGCCCACGACGCCACAGGGTTGGGCAATCCGCCTTACGCAGATCCTGTCGCTGCATCAGGCAGCGCATGGGCTACCGCGGTTTCCAATCGATGTGGCCGCGCTGGCGCAGGATTTCTCACGACAGGTGTTTCCGGACGCACCGATCACCATGGTCGGCGGGTTGGACCTGTCCAAGGGCGTCGAAGGCATGTTGATGCCGCACCCCAACGGTTCCGGTGAGTGGGGTATCATTTACAATGAGACCATCCGTTCGCCGGGGCGGCGGAACTTCACGCTGGCCCATGAGCTGGGCCACTACCTGCTGCACCGGCAGACCAACCCCAACGGCCTTGAGTGTAGCAACCGCAATATGGCTGACTGGGATGAGGGCCGGAACAAGATCGAAGGTGAGGCCAATACTTTTGCCTCCTACCTGTTGATGCCGCTCGACGATTTCCGTGAGCAGATCAAGGGTCGCGTCATTGATATCGATGTGATGACTGATTTGGCCGACCGCTATGCCGTGTCGCTCACGGCGGCGATCCTGAAATGGATGACCATCACCGACAAGCGGGCGATGATCGTGGTTGGCAAGGAGGGGTTCATCGACTGGGCATGGTCCAGCGAGCCTTTGCTGAAATCTGGCGTATTCTACAGGGCGCGGCAAACCGTGACCGAGATGCCAGCCGCCTCCTTGGCCGCGCAGGAGGTGGACTGGGATACTGGTCGCCATGGTCACCTTCACCCGGCAGGTGTCTGGTTGGGATCTGAACCCGTCCATGAAATGACGGTATTCTCGCCCCGCAACGACCAGATGACGATCTCGCTGCTGCTTTATCCTGACCGTGCTCCATCCCGATGGGAGATGGCCGAGCTGGAAGAAGAGCAGACCGTCGATACGTTCGACAAATTCATGGATGGACGGACAGGCTGATTCGGCTCAGCGGCAACGATCGGCACTCCGCGTACTCGTATATTCATTACGCAGAGATACGCGGCTTTACGCGCAAGTCGCAGCTGTCCTCAAAGCATTGATTTACTTGTCTTTTCTGTATCTTGAGATACCTTCTGGCCATCATCTCAATCGCGAAAAGTCGCCATGCCCAAGAACACATCAGGCCCGATTTCGGGTCCCAATCCACTATGTCCTGAGCGCATGTCAGCAGACGCGCGCCTCGAAGAAATTGGCCGCATCCTCGCTGCAGCTGTGGTTCGGCTGAACGCCGAACAGTCCAGCGATTTATCTTCTGAGAACGGAGACAGTTTCGTGGACTTCTCGCCCCGAAAGAGCGGTGGTCGTCGTGCAAAACGTATCCGCATCGGAGGAATTGATGAAGCATCACAATAAGATAACCCCAGCATTACCAGGTAGCGATCCAAACCTGGACCAGACGGTACTGTCGCGCATGGCCGCCCTGAAGGCGATGTCGGTCAAGGAACTCAAAGCCCAATGGGAAAAACTTATCGGCACCTCGGCACCAAACAATAGCCGGGCATTTCTTGAACTTCGGATCGCATATCGGATCCAGGAGCTAACTTACGGCGGCCCAGATCGGGAAACCCGCCGCATGCTGGATCTGCTGGCAGACGAGGTTGAAGGCCATGCCCGCCGCAAACATCAGATCGCCGATCCCCGCAATCCTGTGGCCGGAACGAAACTCCTGCGCGAATGGGACGGCGCCGAGCATACCGTCACAGTGCTGAAGGACGGCTTTGACTGGCAAGGCCGTAAATACAAATCACTCTCGGCCGTGGCCCGCGCCATCACCGGAACGCGCTGGAATGGGTATCGCTTTTTCGGGCTGCGTGAACGCAAGCAGGAGGAAGCATGATGGACATTAACACCCGCCCCAACCGTCGTCTGCGCTGCGCCATCTACACGCGTAAGTCGACCGAAGAAGGGCTCGACATGGAGTTCAACACCCTCGACGCGCAGCGAGAGGCCTGTGAGGCCTATATCGCCAGTCAGAAGTCCGAGGGATGGGTGGCCACCCGCGACCGCTATGACGATGGTGGATTTTCTGGCGGCAATCTGGAGCGCCCCGGCTTGAAGCAGTTGCTGACAGACATCGACGATGGGCTGATCGACGTGGTCGTGGTCTACAAGATCGACCGACTGTCGCGCTCACTGATGGACTTTTCCAAATTGGTCGAGGTCTTCGACCGCAACGGCGTCACCTTCGTGTCGGTCACGCAGTCGTTCAACACCACAACCTCGATGGGGCGGCTGACGCTGAACATCCTGCTCAGTTTCGCCCAGTTTGAACGTGAGGTCATTGGTGAGCGCATCCGCGACAAGGTGGCAGCATCGCGCAAGCGCGGGATCTGGATGGGAGGCTACGTGCCCCTCGGCTATGATGTGCAGGATCGCAAGCTGCTGGTGAACGACGCCGAGGCCGCATCGGTCCGACGCATTTTCGAGCGGTTTGTCGAACTTGGCTCCGCCACGGTTTTGGCCCGCGAACTTCGCCGCGACGGCTTCCGCAATAAGCAGGGAACGCTGATCGACAAGGGCTACCTCTACCGGCTCCTGAACAACCGTGTTTATCGCGGTGAGGCCGTCCACAAGGGTAAGGCCTACCCCGGCGAGCATGACGCCATCATCGACGAGGCACTCTGGGATCAAGTCCACGCAATCCTCAAGGAAAGCCCTCGCAAACGTGCCAACAACAGCCGGTCGCGGACACCCGCACTCCTGAAAGGGTTGATCTTCAGCGACACCGGCGCAGCCATGACGCCGACCAGCACGAAGAAGGGCGCGAAACTTTATCGCTACTATGTGTCGATGGACGTGATCCGGAACCGCGAGACAGGTGAAGAAACCGCCCCAATGCGGCTCGCCGCCGGAATGGTCGAGGATGCGGTCGTGACCGAAGTTCGACGCATCCTGCAAACGCCAGAGGTTGTCACGCAGGTGCTGGCCGCCCTGAAACGCGACGGCGGCGCGGCATCGGAGGCGGATGCCGTCGCAGCCCTGCAGGAATTCAGCGCTCTGTGGTCGCAACTCTTCCCCGCTGAACAGGCCCGCATCATCCAGCTGCTGGTGCGGCGTGTAACCGTCACTGCCGCAGGGCTTGAGGTCGACATTCGCCGCGAGGGGATTGCGGGCGTCATCCGCGAGATGGTCGCGCCGCGCAATCTGGAGGCTGCGGAATGACCAAGCCTGATAACACGATCCGCGTACTGATCCCGTTGACGGTCCGCAAGAAGAACGGGCGGCCCAAAATCCTACCGCCCTCTGACTATCGGCCGAGCGATGACCAGACCCAAGACCCGCATGTTCTGCGCGCTATCGGCCGCGCATGGGGATGGCGGCGGCGCATGGATGCAGGTGAATTCGCCACAATCCAGGAACTGGCTGAAGCCGTCGGTTTGGCTGAGCGCCATGTCAGCCGCCAGTTGCGACTGGCATACCTCGCGCCGGAGGTACTCAAGCGGCTGACCTGCGGGCGGGAGGTGTCGGCAGTCAGCCTGTACGATCTGTGTTTTCTGGCTGGAGAGGCTTGGGGGGCACAGTTTGAGCGCGTGTTCGATTGATCGATGATGCCTCGCCCTCAAAGAAGCATGACCCGGGCCTGTTTTAGATGGAGCGGACGTTCGTGCATTCTGCAGCAAATGCCGGGTGAGGGCCCAAAGTACACGTTGGTGACGCAAGCAGCATCCGTCGCGATGGGCGGAAAGGAGCCGTTCGCTGCGCTGTAGGGCTGCTTGAAGGGGCGAGGGATGTGCCGAGATCAAAAGGGCTCATAGCGTCCTCTCCTGCGCCGCTGACATCCAGTTGCCTAAAGCTCAGTGAACGCGATAGCTAACTTTTGTTGCTTGCGCTCAATACGCGCCTCAGTCGCCGTCGCGCGACATTAAGGCCACCTGTCACGAAAGAGAGCGCAAGTGAAGTCACAACGCCAATAAGGCCAACTACCATTCCATAGACTTCGTCGCTGTATCTCATTGTGGCGCGCACCAGCTTGCTTTTGCCTACAACCTTCAAGTAACCGACCGTTTGATTTTTATAGGTTTTTGAAACGGAAGCTATCTTGCGCAACTCAAGTGCGTTGCTTGTATTTTCAAGAATGTAAACGGTTTGAGCAGGCCCGGCCTGTGATAACGTTGAACCGACGTGCTTTGCCGAGTCAATCGCTGGCTGTAGCGCTGGTCCACTAATAGCCATCTTTAAACCGCCAATGGACCGAACCTGAGAAAGCATTTTCCAGTTGATCCCTTTGGTAGCGGCAGTCAGCAGTTCACGCTGCATCCAGAGCGGCAACTTTCCAGCATTACGTACCAATTTGATTGTGCTTGCGCCCACTTTGACCGGTAACGTGGCGGGCGAACCAGCGCCCAGGCTTGCAACTGTCATTGCGGTGGCCCCCAACCCCACGACGGACAATGTAGCGTCCACTTTGTCTATTTCCTCGCCACGAATGTAGGCGTCCCCCGCCTGCCAAACCCCTTGCAGGTCGCCAACTGATGTCAGTTCGATGGGAAGCCTGCAGGTCAAGATATCCAACCCATCGCATAGGGCCACGTCCCATGCACATTTTGCGCAGCTCAATGCCTGTTGTTGTAGTGAATGATCCTCTGCTCTCGCCGTTTCCAGTTTCTGAGCAAGTTGCGGCGACAGGCTATCACCACGGGTTGAAGCAATTTCTTCAAGGCTGTCAATGACGACCCAGTCTCTTGGAACCGCGTCTAGAGCTTCTGCTAGTTTCTTCTCAATTTGACCGGATGATGTTCCATTGACGGCAAGCCGAGCTAACGCTCTCGAGAGCTCTGCCTCACTCAGGTCGATAAGTAGACTGCCGGACCAACTTCTAGAAAATTGAACGATGTTCCAAGTCGTGAACGCTAAGGAAATCACAAAGCCCCCCAAAAGCAGCAC